GTGCGCAGGAGTTTGTCCCTGCCGTTCGCGAGGAATTCAATGAACGCTTCTCTGTATTTGTTCGTCTCCTCGGGGAACGTGGGCTCGCCACACGCCACTCCCAGCGGCACCCAGAGTGCACTGATGGAACCAGTGGTGTAATTGCTGGCGCTGTTAGATACGCGATGCGGGAATTTGCCCGATAGTGTTGTCACATACTGGACTTGCCTGTTGCGCTTATAGGATTCTGAGTACTGGCTGGAGCTTGTGCCGAACGCAGTCTTCCACGAACCTGTCGCGTCGGCGATGGACAGCCCCTCAAATGAGCAAGTCACTGTCGCCGAACCGCTGCGCTCGACAATGTTATCGCTCGTAGCCATATACACAATGTACAGGTATGACACACCATTCAGCACCTCAAGGTCATCATAGGTCACATCAAGGTCACTGACGTCTGCCACCTCTTTATCAATCAGTGTTTTTACGAAGCCTGTGGCCAGCGAAGTGCGAGTCAGCTTCATGGTGGCGATATTACCGATAGTAGGCAGTGGATAGTCTATCTCTACCCGAACGCATGCCTGACTATAGTTATTTGTGCATACAATGGATTGTATCTCCACGGCGCACCTCCTTTATTTGTCTGTGCTACCGAAGCCGCCGGTACGCTCACCGTATGCGGCGTCATCATCGGTTAGCAGGTAATGAGTGAATATGCCCTGACACACGCGGTCGTTGGCTTTGAACTCTATACGCTTATCGCCCTCGTTGCTGAGTTTCAGCAGTATGTGGCCTTTGCTGTCAGAGTTCGCAAAATCGCTGTCTACCACGCCGACGGTGTTGTTCAGCCTTAACCGATACTTAAAGCCAAGGCCGGAGCGTGGGTAGAGCATCAGGACCACGTCATGCGGCATCAGGCATCTGAGCCCAGTTGGGATAATAACGCTTTTTCCGGGGTTAAGCGGGAACGCGAACGGCGTGTGGATGTCGTAACCAGCCGAGCCTTTGGTTGCCCGCGTGGGCATCTGTAAGTCATGCAGTGTATTATATAAAAAACCGTGGTCGCTTGGAAACATGATGCCTAAATCAAGATTATTCACAGTATCTACGAAAATATCAAATGGAACCTTCTCAAACATAATCATCGCCAAACACCGCCCTTCTTAATATATCAGCCACCTTTGCGGCACCCTCTTCGTGCAGGCATATAACTATCACATAATCAAACGACGACATGCAGCAAAACACCTCTTGGAGCCTCAGCCCCTCAACAGAAGCGGCAACAGCCTCCGCGCACCCGCGCACACAGCGTATCTTTACCATGTCCTTATAACTGACAACATCGTATACAGCTTCCACCGTCAGCTTAGACAAGCGCTCTGACACACTCTCATAGGCGACTCTCTCTGGGGTCGCTATGCCAACCGTGCCATCTCTTTGAACGGCGGTGATGAGTCCCATCGCCTGGATATCTCTGTAGACGGTGGCGCGGTCGCAGTGGTAGCCCTCTGCATCGAGCTTTTCGCGAAGCTCAGGAACACTGTCGACGCGCTCGCTCGTGATAATCTCGAGTATTTTCTGGCGTCGTGCGATCTGTTTCTCTTTATTACCATTCATGTCTCGCCAATTCCTTTATTTTATTATCGTAGTCTTCCGGCCTGTAATCCCAACCATTAGAAATGTGCGCCGCATCTTCTGGAAATTTGGTCCTGAAGTGGATGAGCTTGTCTTTAATCGCTTGTTCAAACTTACTGACGTCGTAGTTGGAGTAACGTTTGGCGGCTGCTATAAAGAGCATGATGTCGTTGCCAAACAGGGCGACGTCATAGTTGTCACATCGCTCATAACCATACCTGTCGGGTGCAATTATTAGCGGCTTACCGTAGGAGATGTATAGGACATCATCCTTTAGAAAATGGTTAATCCACATGTTTGGCTTGTAGTACATGTCTTTGATGCCAGACGCTCTCAGGTATTTGTAGTCCCCATACAGATATACTTTGATGTAATCATCCGACAGATCGCATGGCCTAATCTTTGTCGGATATGTTCCCATCGACCACAATGTGCCACTCTTGCCTTCTTTCCAAACGTACTTTCTGCTTGGATAATCATAGCGGACTTTGTCTTTGCTGTAGTAAATCGCCTTTGGTTTAGGTTTGTACATAGCTTCACCTCCTTAATATATAATGTTGATTTATATAATCAAGATTTGGTAAATCGTGTTTGACTAAAAGAACGCGGGTGAGGATTTGCACCTCACATGACTGGATTTGAAGCAACCCCTGATTGGCGGGAGCTTTCAGCCTGTACGCTCCTCGTTTGGCACCAGCGCAACCGTTATGCTTTTTTAACAGTGGTGTCGCATCCACATCCGCCACATGGGCCTACGCGCCGATTACTACCAGTCAAGTCTGATCTCTGCGTCTACCTGTTCCGCCACCGCATCCGATGGGCGTACTGCCGGTGGGGCTCGAACCCACGACCCCCGGCTTATAAGGCCGGAACTCTGACCAACTGAGTTACGGCAGCATGCCGCCCATCATTTAAATGAAACTACAAAGCTCCTATTTAAGCCACGTTTCCGGGGCGACGCTACTGCAAAGACGAACCAACACCAGCCGTTGAGGTTGGACTTGTGTACTGCATGGCATCACCCCCATTTATCCTAATCTCCATGCCGCAATCAGCGCCAACAGACAGGCGATTATGATACAGATAATCATTGAAATAATATCAGTTTGATCCATAATACTCCTATTTTAGTTTGTTGCGTATATAAAAATAACATTCTTCCAATACGGTTCAAGCTCCGCCATCTTGTCTTTCACGGCCTTGTCCAGTTCATCGCCATTGAACTCATCATAAAGACGATCTTCTATTATTTCTTCCAGTCTCTCTCTATCGGTAATAATGGCATCGTCATAATCGTAATAGTCCGTGTCTAAGATTTCACCAATAGCAAACCTGACATCACTACAGCACGTCCACGCATAATCGCCGATGTATGCCTCCTCGCCTGCAAGCACTACGATTTGATAATCTGGATGCTCTGCGATTAGCCTCTTGAGTTCATCTGTCTGTTGGGCAAAACTATAGTCTTTCATACTTTGTTCTCCTGTTTAATGTATTGTAACTGTCTCGTCTTTCCCTTCAAGAATATTCCTGCTAACTTTGGTTACAATCAGCGCGATATCATCGTCTGAAGTATCTATTGTATAAACCAACGCATCAGGGTTCTCCTTTTTCAGTTTTTCAATCAATTCTTTTACTGTCATAATCAAAACTCCTATTTTAATTTAGGTTATCTCAAATGTCTTTAGAGTATTGTCTATTTCGATTTCTCTTGCTGGATAACTGCTTTCACCAACTTCTTGAGACACTACAACGATATAATTTTCCAGATGATTGTTTATAATGTATTCTATCAATGCTTGCCCTGTCATTTTATTCTCCTGTTTAATTTACTTCAACCCAAGGGCACCAGCCGGGCTTCGGAAAGTTTATCCACTTTGGGGAATCTTTTACTTCATTTTCCGACATAATAACGATTTCCCTGTGTTCAGCCATACAGAAACGAACTGCCATACCGTCTACCAATATGGTATGCAGACATGGACAACAAAGACATTTATCAGGAATGGAACTCTTTAGTCCAATCATACAAAACTCCTATTGAAGTCGCAGAGAACGTGACGGCATTCTCTGCCAAGTGTCCTGACGTGGTCCGCTTGAATCACCGTCATCAGAGGCGTGTCAGGCTCTAACCAAAGTGTTATTCAAGTTCCTTCTTTTCATCCTGCGTTGGGCATATATATGGTTCTTCGCACATCTCCCAATAAGGGCAATCATGACATTTCGGTGGCATAGAATCAATGTCGTTCATGGTTTATGCTCCTCATTTTAATCATCTGCGGATACCCATCAATTACGCTACCCAATCCCCATCCTTTGTAGCCACCGCAGTACAAGTGTTATTTGAGTCATTTGACAGCAATACTCAGCACAATCTTCTTGCCGTCTTTCCGTGACCACTCATAACCAAACCAATCTTGCTTGCTTTGCTCCATTTGATTGATGAGATGATCCCGTACAGCACAGATTGCAGCATCCGTTACAATCGAACGATTTCTCCATGATTTGCCGTCTTTCGCTAATACGCCAGCATAGATTTCGCCAGTTATTTCGCCTGCGCCAACATGATAATCAGCCATTTCAAAGCTCCTATTTAAGCCTTCTTGTTACACTGCTTTACTGTTGAAACAAAGCCCGTTATCTCATCCTCATAAGGTACTCTGTCCTTTGGTAGAAACATACTGCATTCAATTCTGATGCCAATCATTGTTTTAGCACTGTCGCATTGTTCTGCATTCCGGCAGTTGTCACAGATTCCTTCCATTCTACAAAGCTCCTATTTAATGCGGGACAGGCATTTCACCTGACATTGCCCCCGGCTATCGACTGCTGCGCCTACACCCCGGCGGAGTGCTATGCTTGCACCACCGCATAAAAATGTTATTTCGTTAAGCGGGTGAGGATTTGCACCTCACATAAAGAGCATTCCAACGGCCGACTTGGGACCACAGGTGGTAACGTGCCGTAGCTCTTCTTAGAAGATAAGACATATGTCATATCAACCGGCATAGTGTAAGCGTCTACCTATTCCGCCACCGCTTAAACTCCTATTTTTTATACCTACACAATTTACATTCTTCATTATTTGGATACTTGCAAGGCGGATGAAAGTATGGTCTCGTCCTGAAATAACAGGTCTTCCGTTTTCTGTGCAATTCAATCATACGTTTTATCCACTTAATCATTTATAACTCCTATTTAAGTTACATGGCTACGGGGTAGGCTTTCCCTACATACCGACATGGTTTTCTGTCGGCGTCCTTGTCTCCCGGTCTTTGGGTTGGAGCAGTTAAACGACCCGTAAATTGCTATTTAGGTGATTGGCTCATTTTTCTTCCCGCACTCTGGACAATACCGTGGGGTGTAGAAAATATGTTCATAATCGTCACCATATCCAAATTTCATAATGATATATCCGCCTTTACTTCGACTTGTTTCAAGCCAACACATGGACGGCACAATTGGACTTTGAACTGTTTTTTCGCCAATTTTCAACTTACAGATAGGGCAATTATCCATAATATAAACTCCTGATTAACACACTTATCTTTTTTCGTTCCTATCATGAAAGAAAACCTCAAAGCTACTAACAGCAGCACCTGCTGCTATCCATCCTTTACAAAAAACCCTCAAAAGGCCGCATGGTAAACAATCAATCGACCACCCTTCAACCGGCCTATTAGTGACAATTCT